ATTATTCGTTCATCAGTTGTCATATATTTCTCCTATTAATATATTATATCATAAAATGCCATAAAAGTAAACAGTTTACATAAATTTATCTAAAGTGTTGGGGTTGGTCCAAATTGAATGAGACTTATTACATTGTATAACAAAGTCATCATATATCATTTCACATTCACCATCTAAAAATCTTTTAATATTATATGCCATATCCTCAGCAGTAGTCACTGGAACATTTTGACATAAGTGATTAAGATTTCTTTTTGGGTCTATCATATTAAAATCTTCTGGCAATTTCATAATCTCCATACATTCTCTATATGTCAAATATCTATCTTCATCTGGATGAGTCAAATTCATTGGCATATGACCTACAAATGCTCCTATATAATCAGCTGGTATTTCACTTGTACGTCTCATTATATTAGTACCTTTAACTGATAATTTCTTATACATAGCTCTAGCTTTTTCTGCTTGTTTGGTTTCACCAAAAGTTTCTAACCAATCTGCATAGTCATTATAATTACTATGTTTTTCAATATATTCTTGAACATTAACACTTCTTTCTAATGTCTTTTGAAAATCATTATGACTCATACCATTATGTATTACTTCTAACACATACCTATAATAAAGGTCATCCTTACTTGGTGTTTTGGTGTTAGCCAATGCAGACATCGGGTCTTGTGGGTCCCTCTTGACATTACGAATTGTATCTTCTATCCTATCATTAGGTATATTATACCACTCAAACATAGGTACTTGGTCTCCTTTCCAGAAAAAATAAAATGACCTGTCTCTAACTTGACTTAATCCATGTAATAAGCTTTTTGTTTTGTATAAAGAGAAGGTATACCCATTAGCTTTCGCTATGGTTCTTAATTTTTTTACAACTGGCTCACCCAATTTGGTAGCTAATCGTGGAGCATTTTCTCCCCATAATACTTTTGGACCTATTTCTTCTAATACATGCTTAGCTGTCTTAGTCATATAATCATTTATTTCTGCATCACCTGATGGTTTAACATTTAATGAAGAAAGACCAGCACATGGACATATAGTATTAACTACATCAACATACCTTCCATTTTCACCTTGTTGTTGACCATGATAGATATGTGGTTCGCCTAATATATAATAAGGAACATAATTTCTACCATCTTCAGGGTCATTGCATTGATTCCTATAATGCTCTACTAAATGCTTGTCATGATTTGCAAATTCTCTATATGACATAATATATGCAGGTCTTTTCTCGAATACATTTTCCATTGCTATGGTTCCACCTCCAATAAGAGGTACTATGCTTGCGTATTTCATACTGACTTAAGTTTTATATCCCATAAAGTATTTATATGTCGTCTTACACTGATAGTAGGTGCCCAACCAAGTTCTTTAATATCAGTAATGTCTGCTGTATTATCATCAGCTTCACATTCATCACCCTCTTTTGTTGGGACATCATACCCAGCCATTTTAGCTAAATTTGATACTACATTACCTTCACCTGTACCAATATCATATGTAGGTTTAAGTGACCAAATATCTAAACCCATTAAAAGAATAATTGCACTAATCACATCATCGATATGTACAAAATCACGAACATGATTTGTTACATATTTAAGATTACCATCTTTAATTTTATCCATAAACATACCACGCTGAGCACCTGCTCCACCATAAACCGTGGTGAATCTTAATCCAACTTGTCCAGGGAATGCTGTCTCCTCATTTACTTTTTTACTTATTCCATAAGGAGATTTATGCCATTCATGTATACAAGATGATGATGCATATATTAATGGTATTTTATATTCATGACATTGTCTTTGTATACGACTAGTATTAGTCACATTATTTTCCCAATATATATTAGGGTCTTCAATACTTTTACGAACATCAGCCCATGCCGCCATGTGTATTACATAATCAGCATTATCTAATTGAAAATTTTCAATAGGTTTATCAATATGGTGGTCCCATTCAATAATCTCATGACCATCTTCTTTTAATTTATTTTTTATATGACCACCAATAAAACCACGTGACCCTGTAATTACTACTCTCATTTTATCTCCTTATACCCACGGATTTCCTGTTAACCACACAACTAATGAATACCTTATACCTTTAGTTATAGGTTCTACTTTATGCCATATATCAGCTGGGAATACACAAATGGTACCTTTAAATCTTAATTTTTTTTCTCGTACAGGATGAGGTTTATTATATAATACTTCTGGGTCAAAGAACATATCACCACCCTCATATGTATCATTTAAATTTACTGTAACACTTAATTTTCTTATTTCGCCATGTTCATCAGGTTCCATAAATGTATCTCTATGCCACTTATAATATTGGCCTTCACCATATTTTGTAAATTGAAGTTGTGGTACTCGTTCCCATTGGAAATTCCAACCAGCTTCTTTATTTGCTTTTTCAACATAAGGCATTATTAAATCTAAAATCCAAGGCTCATATAACCATGCAATTTCTGATTTTCTTAAAGTACTCGTAGTATCAACACCAGTTTTTGCTTTAACCATTTCTTGGGATAAACCATATTCAATTATTTGGTCACATATTTCTGAGGATAATGCATTTTTAAATGTATAAACAAAATTCTTTACTCTCATATAAAATATTCCTCTAACGTTGCTTCTTCTTTTAATTCTTCATTACCCCATGCATCCCAACCTTTTCTTATATTCCTAGCAAATAATTCTATCCTAGGACCATGTGATTGATTTTCAATTTTAGTATAAAACTCTATTGGTTTTTTACTATGTTCAGCTTTATTAGCTTTAACTAAAGTACTTTCATTTTTTACTAATGGTTTTAAGTTACCCTTTTTGCCAAATAAACAGAGTTCATGTTGACCTCTAAAATAATAACCTATACCAAAACTATTTTTAGCCCAGACTAAATTAGTTATATATTTAAATCCCCAGTGTTCCATAATGTTAAGACCTTCTTTTAAAAAATTATTAGTGACCCACATATATAACCAACATTCATCATCTGTTATGTCTTGAACTGGGAGGTTTTTTATGTCCTCAGTTCTCATTAATTGATAATGTTTATCTGCACCTCTTTTTATTTTGCCACCTCCAGCTTCATTCCACGGAGGGTCAGCATATATAGTCTTATATTTTTTATTTGGAAATGGTATCAAAAGAATGCCTCTAATCCAACAGCTTCTGTTTTATTAAAATTTAGTGTCTTATCAATAATGTCATTATATACAATGTCTGCGCTACAATGGTCTTTCCAAAATTCAAACATTTGCTCTCTCATTTCATCACGCATCATATTATCATTTCTTAATTTAGTCATTAAGTATGTTACTTTAGCTGCATTAGTATGGTCAATTGCAATTGTTCCAGAATTTGTACATTCACTAATTGGTTTTCCATATTTACGATGAATTACATTATCACATAAATGTTTATGGAATATTGGTATAACGCCTGCAGCAAAAGAATCTGTATGACAATATTCAAGATTATCACCATAAAGATTTTTCTTAAAATACATAAGGTCTGAACCAAATCCATTAAGGCTCATACGTTCCATCATATCTGAATGTGTGTATGATGAATAAAGATAAGCACCCATATCTTCTTGTTCTGAACCATATATAGGATGTCTAGTTTCATTTATATCTAAACCTTTTTCAGGCCTAAAGTAATTAATAACATCTCTACGATCTTTTCTCTCTTTCGAATTTTTATATAAAACAAGTGGATATTGTATTGAAGCTTCTAAACCTTCAAGTACTGTAATAAATCCTGCCTTACGGAAGTGGTCATTATGTATATCAATCATTACATCAGGCCCTTTCCACATTGCAGTACGACCAACCCAACGAACATATCGTGCATCTTGTTCTTCAATTGGTTTCCAATAATCCTTATTAAAATTAAATCCAACACCCATACCTGTTAATGGTGTCTTTATATTATTTTTTTGTGTCCACCTTGCGAAATCATTCTCAACTGAATGACACATTAAAACATCTACATTATTACAAACATCTGCAAGTCTTGCATTACGAGTGATGGATGCCATTTTATGGTCAACTTGAACAAGCCCTTTACGAACATTAATGTTAGCTGCCATACGAATAAAGTTATCTATACATTCTTCAGAATGTGATTTTGAAGGTATGCTCCAAATAATACAGGCATCAAGCTTATTAATTCTATCTACTACATCCTTACAAGCTATTAAATTAGGAAACTTTTTAGTTGATTTACTAACCATATCCCAATCGGCTCCACGAAAATAACTAACTGGAAAATTCATAGACTCTCTACGAGGCCACAATTTATCCATTGTAGCAAATATTTCTACTCCAGGAAAAAGCTTTTGGAATTCTACAACGTTCTTTGTAACACCTACGCCTTCAACTCCTCTACCGAGAATTACACCTATTTTCATGACATATTCATTGGTTTAATTAAGTCAAAATGTTTTTCATATACATGAAGATTTTGAACCTGCCAAATCATTGTTCCTACTTCTATATTTAAATCATTTGCTAATTCATATAATACATATTGTTGCCATGCATAATCAT